TGTTGCATCTAGAAATTTCTCTTTCCAATTCTTTCGTCTTGGTCTTTTCATATTGTTGTTTTGCTTCCAACATCTTTTTCTTGAAGATTACACGGTCATTATACATTTTCTCCATTAGTTCTGGAAGAAAACCACGAACGTCTTTACGATACATTGCACCATTCGGACATACAGCATAATCACTATATTTTTTAAGATCAACTTGTCGTTGTAAAATTTTATCAACAGTTGCACTTGGATGTCTCTCATCCAGAAGAGTTTCTGGAGAGATGTTATATTGCATAATCAAATGAGGATACAACGAGTTAAGGTCAAAAGAGACAACCCAATCATACTTTCCAGGAATTGGTTCCTTAACATAAGCACCAGCAAATTTATCACTCTTTTCCGAACGATCTTTAGGAGGAATAACAATATTCCTTTTCTTTAAGTAATTATAAATGATTGCATCCCAAGTTCTTACCTGAAAGAACACATCATTAAAATTTATTTTTGCGTCATAAGCCATCGTAAAACACAATTCGATGAGTTTCATCTTGTCTTCCAATTGGTCTACAAGTTCTACGTCTCGAATATTATAATCAATAAACTTCTGCCAATCTTTTGTATAAAAATCCTTAAAGGTCTCAAACTCAGAGTGGTCTAATTTCTTTTGACCTAATTCTACATTTGCAATATGGTCTAGACGATAAGATTCCTGTGCCTTATAAGTAAACTTCTTATAAAGGTCAAGATAATCAATAATTGAAACCCCAGCAACTTCATAAGAGATTTGTTCTCTTCCTTTAATTACAAGTTCTTTTCTGCGAATATTTCCCCAAGGAGAAAGACGACGTGCTTCCTTTTCACCGAGAATTCTATCAATTCTTCCAGCAATGTAAGGAATATCATACAACTCACAGTTCCAACCTGTAATCACATCAGGAGTTTCCCTTTCCCAAAATGCGAGAAAGTGTTGAATCAAATCAATTTCATCCCTACATTCAACATACACAACATCCTTACGAGTATTGATATAAGGACGAGATGCAAAACAAATAATATGCTTTGTTGCATAATTTTGTAATGTGATTGCTAGAAGTTCTTCAGCACAATCAAATACATTTGGGAATCCATTTTCTGATGCAACCTCAATATCGATTGTTACGAGACGAATTTTCTTAATATCAAATTTAATTTCATCTTCTGGATATGTTTGTGAAATATATTGTGCTTTGTAATTATCATTACCATAAACAGCAAATCCTTCTACATTTTCATATTTCTTTAAAAACTCCTTACAATCAGAAATCTTTCCAGGTTGAATTGGTTCAACACTCGACCCATCAAGAGTTTTATACTTACTTTGTTTTTTAGAAGTCACATAAAGAGTTGGTTGAAACTCTTCTTCTGACTGAAAATACCTACCGTCTTCATAACCACGAACCAACATTTTATTAAATTTTTCATAGACGTTGGTATAAAATCTCATTTTGTAACTTCTAGATAATCATCAAGTAATTTTCCACTTGGTTCAGCAAGAGTCAAAATCTTATCTGAACTAATCATAATTTCAACATCATTGGTAATATTGTTTAACCATTTTACCAAAGTTTTTTCCCCAGATTCATTGGTCACAACTTCATATGGTGAAATAAGTCTACAGTCTGGCTGACCAATATCAGCCAATACTTCCTGAATCTTGCTGATCAAAATTGACTGATTCAGTAAGACTATTACTTGCGTCAGAATCTCCGATTCCATTTCCGCCATTTCCTGTTCCTGTTCCATTCAATTTCTCCTCATAAGATTTTTTAATTTCATCAATTGGTTCAACAATACAAACTACCCAATCATAATTAACAACAACATCATTATCTTTTGACAATGCCATCCATTTGTAAAATGATGCATTATATTTTGTTTGTTCTACTCCTTCAACTAATACTTGAGAAGAAGATAATTTAACGTAATGTGGACTTTTAAAAAGATAAGATACTAAATTATCATCAGGATCTCTAAATTCTTTAATATCAGAAATAACTTCTTCACCAGATTTTAAAAGTGCTAGTTTAATAGTCATAGTTCATTTATACCTCTAATTATTATAGCAAAAAAAAGGGGGAGCGTCAACTGGTTTTTGCCAGTCGCTCCCCTGCGGCAACAATATTCAATTATATTTATTTAAGTTCATACACCTTCTTTTTCTGATGCTCTGGAATAACTCTTTTGAGTTTAATAGTCAGAAGACCATCAACAAATGTAGTGTCACACACTTCAACATCATCAGAGAGAGTCCAGGTACGTTTAAATGCTCTCTTTGCTAATCCTTGATGTAGATATTCATCATCACTATCACCCGATTTTTTTGCATCAACAAAAAGTTTATTCCACTCGGTAATAACTTCAATGTCTTCTTTTTTGTATCCAGCAAGTGCGATTTCTAATCTGAAATTAACACTACTTTCCTTGACTAGATTGTATGGTGGATAGTTGGTATGCGTCTCATACACAGTATCAAACCTTTTAAACCACTCATCCATCCCAATACTATTTCTTTGAATCTCCATCAGATACTTTGCAGTTTCTGGTACTGATAGAGTAAGCGAACTTGTTCCGAACATAATAGACCTCCTAAAGCGTCTGTAAGTTAATAATGTCCCCGAAGGCAACATCATTAGTATATATTGGAGAACATAAAAAAAGAGGAGTGTTGCTCTCCTCACTTTTTTATTCGGTTTCCTCTTCTGGTTTAACTTTTTTCTTCCCAATATTATACTTGGTTTCAAGTTCCCATTCATCTTTATCTTTATAAGATAAAACTTTGATTTGATTGAGTGGTGCGATATCAGTAACTTTTTCTGGAGAAATAACAGTTATTAGTCCCCAATCAGAAAGTAGTTGTACAATGCGATTTCTGCGTTGTACATCATTTACAGTAAGATTTGCGTGTTTGCCATCAAGTGCAAATAATTCTTTAAAGTGAACGATATAATACCTTCCCTGTTTATGTAGAATATGACAAGACTGATAAATCTTTTTCTCTTTTCGTGAAGCAACTCCAATGCGAGTTAAAGTTTCACGAACTTTAAGAAAATCATCAGGTTCATTCAAAGACACCTCAATCATTTGGTCGGGAGACCATTTTACTTCAGGTTCAGCAATCATCTTTTTCCTCCAGTTTCAAGTTTAGATTTAATAAAATCGATTTGTTCTTTAGATAGAATTTTTAAAGCTTGCTGTGCTTTTTCATTACTATATCCATAGTAATTTTTAACATAATCAAGATCTTTAATTGTTTCTTTTTTGATCCAAGGAGAAAATCTCTTCTTGTTCCTAATAGTATTTATAAAAAAATCATATTGTAATTTTTTGGGCAAAAAGTTATACTTATTCATTTCATTTGCAAACATTAAACAATCAATATGTCCAGAAAGACAACGATTGATAATGTATGGTGCATAATCCTTCTCAAGTGAAGGATCTTCATCAATTAGATTCTTCTTCGTTTGATTGATTGAGTTCAACCAGTCCTTCAATTCCATTAATAAAATTCCTGCATATATCTTTGAATATTCATACCAAATTTTTTTGATTGCAATTGATAATACTTAATACAAATATTAACTTCTTCTTGTGTCCAATTTTTTGGATTCTGCCAAGCACAAACTTCAAATTTAGTATTACGTGAATAACTAAGTAATTTTGGTCCCATATTCATAATTTAAAAGCAAGAGTTCTTTACGTTGTTTTTGCTCGCGCATATATTCACCAACTGAACGCATCGTATAAGTTAAGTCAAACTCTGCAGTATTCCAGTTCTTAAATCTATCTTTTACAAGTTGATCTGAATTATAACTTATTAACTGATCCATATAATTATTATCACAATCAGCAGCAAACTTATCGTGATCAAATCCTTTATGCATTGATCCTTTGTTGCCATAGAGATTGTCCTTAATATCATAAGGAGGATCAAGATACAAAAACGCACCTTCGTTTCCATCCATCAAATAATCATAAGAATAATTAGTTATACGCCACTTCGCAATAAGTTTAGAATACTCTGGGAGTTTTTCAATGCCACGCAAGGAAAAGTTTGAATTACTTGCCTGTACCGAAAATGATGAACTCTCTGTCAGACCACTGAAAGAACACTTATTGACAATATAAAAAGCCACAGCACGATTAAAATTTGATTGAGTTTTATCGTTAATATGATCCTTTGATTTTAGAAAAAGTTCTCTTGCAAGTTCGGGAGTATTGTAAGCAAGTTTACAGTCAACTAATTCACTCTTCAAATCATATCCAAACATCTGGAGTTGCTGCCAGAAGTTTACAAGAGGTTCATAAAGGTCATTCACCCAAATATCCAAGTTTGGATACTTCTTTGTAATATGAATTGCAACACTTCCACCACCAAGAAATGGTTCCCGAAACTCATCATAGTCTCGTAAGTCTGGAAAGTATGGGTCCATTTTAGTTATTGCCCTGCTCTTACCGCCAGGATACCTCAAAGGCGTTTTAAGAGATTTCATAAGTCTTAGGGTGAAAATTACAATACTCATTAAACACAATCTTACACTCCTTGTGAGTAAGATTGCAATGCTCTGCTGCCTTTGGTAGATTCCATTTAGCAGTAAAAAGCATCTCCATTGCTTCTCTTGTTTCAGGTCTCATTGGAACTCACACTCACACATAATTTCTGTTAATGCTGCAAGAAGATTAATCTCTTGGTCTGCTACAAAACTCCCCTGATACAAATATTTCGCAATAATAAGAACGGCAGCAGGAATAGTTTGGGGAGAAAGACAAGTATAGCAGGCATCATAAACTCTGCGAAGAACGACACCAGGATCGTTGTCTAAGTTGGCGACCACCCACTTTCGGACTTCAGGAAAGTTTTTATTTTTGAGATGAGCGATGAGATCATTTACAGCAATATCAGAAAAAGATGCAAGAACTCCACTATCTATCTCACCAGCAACAGAGTACCTTTGACATTCATTAAGAACCCTTCTCCAGTCGGGGAAGTGCTTATTAATTAGTTCGGCAAGTACTTTCGGATCATATTTGATACTTTCTTCATCCAAGATGTTTTGTAAACGCTTGAAGAAGGATCCTGCCAACTGGGCCTTTTCTCTTCCTTTGATACTGAACTCGACCACAGCACATCTGGAGTGGAGGGGTTCGATGATTTTGTTTTTGTAGTTACAGGTGAAGATGAATCGGCAGTTGTTATAAAACGTCTCAATATTCGCCCGTAGTAAGAGTTGTACGTCGTTGCCTGTGTTATCAGCTTCATCAATGATGATGACTTTGTGTTTACCAGTTCCTTGAAGTGATACTGTGGAAGCAAAGTTTTTTGCTTGGTTCCGTACAGTATCTAAAAATCTACCCTCATCAGATCCA